GGTATGTGCCACCCGCTCTCCCAGAAGGCCAGGAGTGATGGCGACTGCCACAGCTAGGCGGCGGGTCCGTGATCCGCTCGACGTGTATCTTGACTTGCGATACACTTGGCAGCAAGACCCGCTCGGCTATGTCCAGGATCGTTTTGGCGTCCAGCCTACCTGGCAGCAAGCGCAGATCCTCCAGGCTATCCTGCCCGCGGGCGCGAAGGTCTCCATTCGCTCGGGCCATGGCATCGGCAAATCGAGTAGTGCCGCCTGGGTCATTAGCTGGTTTGTCGAGACCCACGACTTTGCCAAGGTCCCTTGTACCGCGCCCACCGCACGTCAGCTGCGCGATATTCTCTGGGGGGAGTTGTCCAAGTGGCGGCGCAGGGCCGATGAACTGAGCGCGCAGCGTCACATGCCTCCGGCCTTCTGGTTGTCGACCCTGTTTCGCTTGATCAATGATAGCCTCATCGATCCCTCGGCGAAGGAATGGGGCGCCTTTGCGCGCACGGCCAAAAAGGAAAATCCCGAGGCATTGCAAGGCTTTCATGCCGAGAACCTCCTGTTTTGTATCGACGAAGCGAGTGGCGTCCCTGAAGAGGTCTTCGAGGCTGCCGAGGGGGCCCTCTCAACGCCCGGTGCCCGCGTCCTCATGCTGGGCAATCCGACGCGCAACAGCGGCACGTTCGCCGCCAGTCACAAGCACAATCGCGGCGACTACACGGCCCTCCACTTTCGCAGCCAGGACAGTCCCCTGGTGGATCCGGGCTACCGCGAGCGCCTTGTTCGCAAGTGGGGCGACGGCTCGAACGTCGTGCGCGTCCGGGCTGATGGCGAGTTCCCCACGCAAGCCGACGACGTGCTCATTTCCCTCGAACTGACCGAGCCGTGCACCCAGCGCGAGCCACGCCAGGGCGAGGGCAAGCGGCGCTTAGGGGTGGACGTCGCCCGCCTGGGGAGTGATCGGACCACGCTCGTGCTGCGCCAGGGCAGTGTCGTGGCGCAGCTGAAAGTGTATGCGCGCCAAGAGACTATGCAGACGGTCGGCTGTATCGTGAGCGTGCTGGACGCCTGGCAGGTCGACGAAATTGACGTGGACGTGATTGGTCTGGGGGCTGGCGTCTATGATCGTCTCGCAGAGTTGCGCCGTCAGGGCCACCTGCGCTGCGCCGTCGTGCCCGTCAATGTGGCGCAGAAGGCCCCCCTCGTGCACCATCCCGCCGATGCCACGCCGCGGCTCCTGCGCGATTATCTCTGGCTCGAGGTGGCGCGCTGGCTGCGTGAAGATGCCCCAGTGTTCTGCGCTCCAGACCGGGGCGCCTGTGAGGACCTCGCGGGTGAACTGGCGAGCGTGGGCTATCGGCTCGATAGCCAGGGCCACCTTGTCGTCGAGGATAAAGACAGTATGCGCAAGCGGCTGGGCCAATCGCCGGATCTGGCCGATGGTCTGTGTTGTACCTTTGCCCCCGCCATGCCACGGAGCACGGCGATAGAAATGCACATATGAGCGTCACGCTTCCTCATGCCGCCTATCAGGCTATGCGGCCGGTGTGGACCGCCTACCGCGATGCGTACATCGGCGAGGTGGCCGTCAAAGGCTCGGTGGACCTCACGCGGCTCAACCGCGATACCCTGCCGGGCACGTCCTATCTGCCCCGGCCAGCGGGCATGAAGACGGCCGCCCAGTATGAGGCCTACAAGCAGCGTGCGAGCTGGGTGGGTGCGACAGAGCGCGCCGTGCAGGGGATTACCGGGAGCGTCTTTCGCCACGAGCCCCAGATTGTCGCCCCAGCGCGCCTCGACGCGGAGCTGGCGGACATTACCCAGACCGGGGTGTCGCTGCGCATGTTCAGCGAGCAGGTGGTGCGCGAGACGCTACTCATGGGCCGCTATGGCCTCCTGGTCGATTTCCCGCCCATGGAGACCACGCCGTCTGGCCTGACGCTCCCCCCAGCGCCGCAGAGTCGCCCGTACTGGGTCGGCTACCAGGCGGAGGAAATCCTCAACTGGCGCACCATGCAGCGCCACGGAGACACGATTCTCAGCCTCGTGGTCCTCCGCGAAGTCGTGTCCGAGGTGCAAGGCGCGTGGGGCACGCCGGACTTCTTCAAGGTCATTGACCGACTTCAGTACCGCGTGCTGCGCCTCAACGAGCAGGGTCTCTACGAGGTCAGCTTGTGGCGAGCTGACCAGCAGGGGCTCGGTGGAGCCGGGAGTGCCACGCTCATGCAGGCCTGGATTCCGCTGCGTCAGGGCCAACCGCTCGACTTCATTCCGTTCGTGTTCCTCGCGCCCTTTAGCCTGGAGCCGGGGGTTGAGAAGTCGCTTCTCGATACGCTGATCAGTCGCAATTTCTTGTGCTGGAGACACAGCGCCGACTATGAGCACGCCTTGCACTTGACGGCCATGCCGACCTTTTTCGTCGCCGCGAATATGGAGGCGCCTCCTGAGCTCTATGTGGGCGCGAGTCAGGCCATTTTCCTGCCGGACAATCAGGCCAAGGTGGGCCTGGTCGAGTTTCACGGGCAAGGCATACAGCCGCACGAGAATGCGCTCAAGGCCGACCTGGAGATGATGGCGCAGATGGGCGCGCGGCTGCTCGAAGCGCCGCCACGGACGCAGGAGACCGCGACGGGTGTGCAGTGGCGCATGGCCGGGAGCGATAGCCCCATGCAGTCCCTGGTGAGCACGGTCAGCCAGGGCTTGACGTGGGCCCTCCAAACCCACTGCTGGTGGGCGGGGGCCAGTGAGAATGTCGATGATCCCGGCGTGCACATGGATCTGAACAAGGATCTCGTCAGCACGATCATGGAGCCCCCGATGCTCCTGGCGTTGATGCAGGCCCTGTTAAATGGCACAATCTCCTACGAGACGTTTTACTTTAATCTCCAGCGTGGCGAGATTGCCCGCCCGTTGATCGAGGTAGACGAAGAACAGGCGTTACTGGAGGCACAGGCTGCGACTCAGCCATTGGCCCCTGCGCCACGGCCTGGACCTCCAGTAGCTACGAATGGCGCGACCCGCCAGTGAGGAGGTCGTCATGGCTCGGAAGAAAGTGTCCTTTAAGCGTGGCACCACCGCGCAAAAAGCGCGCAGCAAGATTGCGGAACAATTGAAACGGCGCGGCCGCGGCGTCGGCAATGCCTTTGCCCTGGCCACCTACATTGCCAAACGTGCGAAGCCTGCGGGCCGCAAACGCCTCGCGAGTCGGGGCTTGCGCCGCAAGAAGCGCTAGGAGGTGGCTATGCCTGATGCCCCCGGTATTGATGCCTTACAGACGCGCCTGTATCAGGAAGCGAAGCTGCGCACCCGGCAGCATGTCGTCCTGCATGCGCTCGTCGAGCTGGATCCTGGGTTGGACGTCACCGAGATGTCCTACCGTGAGGCGCTCGAACGGCTCCAGAGTGCCTGTGCTGCCGAAGTGACGCGCCTTGGCCAGGGAAATTGAACGTCTCCCGCCAAGCGCAAGCGCTCTGGCGAGAGATTCTGGGAGCCGTGTTCCCCACGCGTGTGGGGGTGAACCGCTCGATGCAGCACGGCTTAACGAGCTTGATGCGTGCTCCCCACGCGTGTGGGGGTGAACCGGCCGTGCAGAATGATCAGCCCTGGGCCATTGCGTATTCCCCACGCGTGTGGGGGTGAACCGATTCTCGAACGCGTCGATGAAGACCTGGCACCGTATTCCCCACGCGTGTGGGGGTGAACCGTTTGCCGGGCTCCTGGAATTGGCCCACAAGCGCGTATTCCCCACGCGTGTGGGGGTGAACCGGAGGTCTTCCGGGACTTTTGGCGCTGGTCGGACGTATTCCCCACGCGTGTGGGGGTGAACCGAGCGTGCCCGGCACGAAGAACGGCAGCAGTGCCGTTGGATTATGCCTGTCGAGGAGGTTACGATGTCCAACTATGATCCGACCCTTGAAGCCCTCGTGGCTGACATGCTCCAGAGCCTGGACGCGGAGGCGGACCTGACGCAGGGCTATACAGACCAGCTTCGCCAACTCATCGTGACGCTGACGCATATCCTCAATGATCCGGAAGGGCATGAGCCCACGCCGGAGCAAGACGTCCAGATGCGCCAGGCGCTGGGTATCCTGGACGCGAAAGCGGGCGATCAGGAGTTAGGGTATCTGGAGGTGATACGCCGGTTGCAAGCGGCTATCGAGAAAGAGCTGTTTAAGTGGGATTCGTCGATGGTCCAACCCGCGGGCTTCAGTGGCGAAATCCAGATTCCCATTGGTGGCGGCGAGTGGGAACCCCAGAATCCGCAGGCGAAAGAACAGGCGGTGCTACGTCGTGGCTGAGTCCGTCAATCAGGCTATTGCGGATCGCCTGACGCAGCGTCATCTCGGTGCCTTGCGGGTGGAAACGGGGCTCAGGCGCCAGGTGCTGCAGCGGCTCGACATCCTGGAGGCCGAACTCCTGGCGGCCATTCGCAGTGCCGACCCGACGCAGTTTGCCCTCCTGTCGCGGCGCAAGCGTGAGGTCGAGGTCCTTGTCAAAGACGAGCTTGATCCCCTGGTGCAGGCCCGCTATGACGCGATTGCTGCCTTGCTGGATGCGGCCCTGGTGCGACTGGCGGAGAGCGAAGCCCAGGCTGTCGAGACCATCGTCAATGCGGAAGCAGAGACCGAGGTAATCACCGAGCAGCCCTCAGACCGCCAACTCCGGGCCGGCGTGGTCCTGACCCTCTTTCCCTCGGCCGCGAAGCCCACAGACCTGAGCACGACGGGTGCTGACTGGTGGCAGCGGCAGGCTGATGCGCTGACCCAGCGGCTCAGTGATACGCTCACGGTCTCCACCAGCCTGGAGGAATCGCTGACACAGATGACGACGCGCGTCAGAGGCACGCAGGCGAACGGCTTCCAGGATGGCGTCATGGGCAAGGCCAGACAGGATGCTCAGCGACTGCTCACGACCCAGACGACCAATGCGCTTGGGGAAGCGCGGGCTGCGGTGGCACAGGAGAATGCGGCACGCCTCATCGTCCAACATGTATCAATTCTTGACAGTAGAACTAGTTCTATATGCCTGGCGCGTAATGGGCTGAAATATACCGCTGATACCCATGAGCCCATTGGCCATGATATTCCGTATCTCAACGGTGTGCCATATCATCCTAATTGTAGAAGTTCTATCGTTCCCGTCCTGCAGGATGGCGGCCCGGTCGCGCAGGAAAGCACGGACGCCTGGCTGCGGCGGCAGAGTATCCAGACACAGAACGACATCCTCGGCCCTGGTCGTGCGGTGCGCTGGCGCGCTGGAACCCTTTCGGCAACGGATCTCATCAACGCCAGCACGGGCGTGCCGCTGACGCTCGACGAACTGGACGCGCTATGACGTATGCCGACTTCCTGACGGTGGTCAGTTTTCTCGAAGCGCTCACTGATGCGGAACGTGAGACGTTGCTGGACGAGTTAGATGCACGGTTCCTTGCAGGAACGCTAGACCCTGATGCGGCCATGTCGCTGCGGAGTTTTGGTGAGGGCACCTGCGTGCATTGGGTACTCTCTTTGCCCGATTAGGAGCCGGGACTATGCCGGACTGGCAGACACGCTGGCAGCAGACCGACGACGATGAGTTGCTCTATACGCCGGAGGAAGGCCTGGCAGAGCGACCTGCCTCGCCCTGGCCGCCTGCCCCACAGGCGTGGGTGCGCTCGTCACTGCGGCAGATGGCGATGGAACGCTGGTTGGATGACCTGGAGGATGAGTCCTGATGACCTCAGCTGCCACGGCAGACGTGCAGTGTACGCTGACCATTCCGCGCTATCTGGCCGCCTGCTTCGCCACGCCAGCCGAGCTCAAAGTCTACCTGGTGCAGCACCGCATCTGGCCCGAGCGCGTGCAGCAGGAGCGCTGGCGCCTTGGTACTGAGACGCCGGGGTGGATCGTCGACCTCCAGATCGCCGCGCCGATGCCGCAGAGCGCAGGAGGGACGCCATGATGTCTCCCCACGCCGCCGACCGCAGGAGGCACCCCATGCGCCTTGATCCCCTTGTGTGGCACCTGGCGACACCCGAGCACCTCTTGCTGCTGCTCAAGCGTCTCCAGGTGCCACCGGCGAAGCTGGCGCGGGAGTTGGGCGTCTCCCCGTCCGCCGTCAGCATGTGGCACCATCACACGCGTGTGATGCCCAGCAAGTATAGGGCACTCGTGCGTGCACGGACGCAACTCGCGGTGCAGCATGCTGCCGAAGTGTCTGAGAAGATGGCGCTGCGGGCACCGACCGAGGCCCTTCGCCAGGGGATTCGCGAGGAATTCCAGGCCATCGTGGATCGGTGGGCCGCCGAAGTCCGTGCCGCGGATGGATGGTATGGGCAACTCCGCCAGCACTATGACGCCGTCGGTGAGTGCTTGGCCACCTCCCCGATGACGCCGGACACGCGGGAGGTCCTGCGCCTGCTCCTCGCGCACATGCAGGCGCTTGTCCAGCACGGACCAGAGGAGCCTCGCGCATGAGCCTGAATGGCCAGCTTTGGGAGAAGCTCCAAGCACGCGGTCTGCGCGAAGCCCATTTAGAATTGTTGCTGACCACGTTGGAACTGCAACGCAATGGTCATCTGAGCTGGCATTTTGTGCATGGCAGGTTGGAACAAGTCGACTTGCGTCTGATCCTTCCGAATACCCGCTGTGACTTAGGACGTGTCACTGAAGTCTTGACTGGGGCAGAGAGCCGACAGGAATCGTAAGACACCCTCGCTGTCGCTAATGCAAGCTGCAATATTTCCGCTTGACTTTTTGTAACTGCCTATGAATACTCTAGTCTCAGCTACCACGTAGGGTGTATGTAGGCATCGTCGGGCAGACATGGCGACGCACAGTGCAGGAGCAGCCTACAACGCTGCGCCGTCCGTGCAAGTCGGACGTCGTCATCTCATTGCTTCAATATATATATATATAGTATATAGTAATATATACTAACAAGGCTAGAGGTGTGCCTCTAGACCTTCCGTCAATGACTGTAAACGGCCTATGAGAACTATGCTTCTCTAGGCCGTTTTTTTTGTTGGTGCGCATGGTGGGATGCCGTGCGTTGTTCCTCTGCGGCCTGTGGGATGCAGGCAGGTTCCGTGCCACACACCGGGAGGGTGCTATGGCTTTACGACAGAGTTATGACGGACAGACCGAGATTCCTGGCAGCATGCAGGAGCACTACAGCGAGAAAGACGGCAAGTGGCTCCTCCAGCTTGATCCGCCCATTGAGGATGTTACCGGCCTCAAGAACGCCTTGAATCAGGAGCGCACCTTACGGCGGGATGCCGAGAAGGCCGTGACCGACTTCAAGGTCAAGTTTGAGGGTATCGACCCGGACGAGCATCGCAAGTTGCAAGAGCGCGTCAAGGGCTTGGACGACGCTGACGTGTATGACAAACAGGGCATTGAGGCCTTGGTCTTGCGCCGGACCGAGAGCATGAAGGCCGACCACGAGCGCCAGATGGCGAGCGTCCGGCGCGAGAACGACCAACTCAAAACCACCAGCGCAGACCTGGATCGTCGCTGGCGACAGGATCGCATCAAGACCGCCCTGATTGACGCCGTGACCAAGGCAGGCGTCTATGAGAAAGCCATCGATGATGCCGTGTATCGCGGGCTCTCGGTGTTTACGGACCTGGACGACCAGGGCCAGGTGGTGGCGCGCAAGGGCGAGGAAGTCGTCTACGGGAAGGACGGCATCACGGCCTTGCAGCCGAGCGAGTGGATTCAGACCCTGAAGACGTCTGGCCAGGCACCGCACCTGTGGCCGAGTTCCTCGGGAGGAGGAGCCCCGGCGCATCATGGTGCCAATGGTGCCGGCATTGATTGGAATAGCATTACCAACCCTGCCGAGCGCATGACGCGCTTTCGCGAGTGGCAGGCCACACAAAACCGCTAGGACCTCCTGAGCTGCTGGCACAGCGTTTGAGGGAAAGCCCTAGCGTCCTGTCTCACACCAAGGAGGACTCACGCTATGGCTTTGACCATTGTGGAAGCGGCGAAGCTGAATGCCGGCGACGTCGTGCGTCAGGCGATCGTGGAGATGTACGCGAGGAACTCTGACGTCCTCAGAGTATTACCTTTTGAGTCTATTGCTGGCAACGCGCTCAAGTACAATCGGGAAGATGTCCTGCCTGGGGTGGGCTTTCGAGGGGTCAACGAAGGCTTCACCGAGTCGGTCGGGGTCCTCAATCCAATCACCGAATCCCTTGTTATTGCTGGCGGTGATCTCGATGTTGACCGTTTCATCGTCCAGACTATGGGCGCAAATCAGCGCAGTGTTCATGAAGGGATGAAGGTGAAGGCGTTGGCCCATAGATGGACGCTCGCCTTCATTAAGGGTGACAGTTCTGCCGATCCTCGCGAATTTGATGGCCTCCAAAGACGTATTCCAGTCGGCTCAAGCCAGCTCATTGACGCTGGGGCCACCTCCGGCGGGGATGCGCTGTCGCTCTTCCTGCTCGATACGCTGATTGCCCGCGTGGATGAGCCTACTGCGTTAATCATGAACAAAACGATGTCCCTGCGGCTCACCCAGGCGAGTCGGGCGACGGGGGTGGCCGGCTTTGTGAGCTTTGACCTGTCGGAATTTGGCACGCGTGTCATGTCCTACAATGGCCTCCCCATCCTGATTGCGGACGAGGACAATCAGGGGCAACAAATCCTGCCCTTCAATGAACCGAATCCTGGTGGGGGCACGGCTGCCAGTACGAGTATCTACTGTGTCAGTATGGGCG